GGCAGAGTAGAAGGAACTAACCAACAATAAGGAGAAATATCATGGCGGATGAGGAAGTGCTATTAGTAACAGGAACACCCGAGACTGAAGCAGTAGCAGAAGAGGTAACACCGGGGGATGCGGGGCAAGAGGCCGAAGCCCCTATAAAGATTGGCGATCAGGAATTTAACGATCCGAAAGAGGCCTGGAAGTACGCTGAAGGGCTTGAGAAGGAGAGATTAGCGAATGACAGCTATCGTCAAGGAGTTCAAGATACCATGAGTCAGCAGCCGGTGACCGTCCAAACACAAGCACCGGTGAAGGAGGATGACTTTGATGAGAAATTCTACGCTGACCCCAAAAAGTATCTTAACGAGATGACGGCTAATATTGAGGAGCGGGTTAATAAGAGGGTGAATGACGAAAGAACGCAAGCGCGGACAGTCGACACCCTTTGGAAACAATTCTATAGCGATTATCCGGACTTGCAAGGGAAGGACCGGTTAGTGAAGAGTCTCCTTGAGGAGAACTGGGGTGTCATCGGACATATGCAGGATTCGAAAGCAGCAATGAAGATACTGGCGGGGAAGACACGGTCAGAACTACAGGGTTATATTACGCAAGCGAAACCACAGACGGAACTAACGAACAATGCTGGAGGAGCGAGTAGCGGGAGTCAGAGCCAGGTAACACCGAAAGAAACAGAAGAACCAGTCTTGTCATTCATTGATCAGGTAGCTAATCTTAATAGCAAAAGAGTATAACTCTCGGGTTCACGGTTGCCTTCCGGACGGAGGCTGAGCCCGTAAGAGGTAACAACGCACAAGGAAGGCAATTATGTCAACGTTTCAATGGCAATTCGACGCACCTACCGGCGTCTACAAAAACCATAAGTTAAGTGCTAAACTCCGTGAGGCTTCAATTGCAGAGACTAAGTTTATGCAATTCGTAAGACCGGAGCCCGGCTATGGTAAAAGAATGGGTGAGAGTATCACCATAACTCGAGTTAGCAACATTACAGTTCCTACTAGTACTACCCTTGAGGAGAACGTAAGAATTCCTGAGGACAATATAGTACTGAGCACACAGGCCGTAACAGTGGCCGAGAACGGAAGAGCCGTTCCCTTCACTAGTTTCCTTCAGGACCTGTCACATATAGATATCAGAAATGCCGTTCAAGGTCAGCTTAAGAATCAAATGAAATTGAGCCTGGATACGGATGCTGCTGCTGCCGGAAAATTGGCACAGGTTAAGGCTATTCCTGACGGAATCTCCTCAATGGTTTTCGATACGGACGGAACGGCAAGTACTGCCGCAACCGTAACATTAAATATCTTTCACATCGAACAGATCAGAGATTTTATGTTTACTACCTTAAACGTTATGCCATTCATCGCTGACGACTACGTATTCCCCATAGCTACTAAAAGTAAGCGTGGTGTAATGGCTGATCCGGCTTGGGAAGATTGGAAGAAGTATACTGATCCTGCCGCTAAGTTTAATTCAGAGGTGGGCAGAATCGAAAACATGAGACTTATCGAGATCAACCATCCAGGAGCATTAACTAACGGAGTCGGAACAGGCTCTGTCCTAGGTGAAGGGTTAGCACTAGGTGCTGATGCCCTAATCATGGTAGTGGCGGAAGATCCCGAACTTCGGGCTAAACTTGGAGACGACTTTGGTCGTTCGCAAGGGGTAGCATGGTACGGAATCTATGGATTCGGCCAGATCTGGAGTGATAGTTCAACTGCCGGTGAGGCTCGCGTAGTTCACTTAACGAGTAGCTAATATTATTAACGAATTAAGAATTAAGGAGAGAAAAGATGGCATATGAAAATTCAGGAAACTGGCTACAATACTTCATTCCTAATATCCCCCTGGCCGATGGCACAGCGGGTGTTTTGGAGGAGGTAGATATTGGTGCCACAGGTGCAGACCATGGAGAATACATTTGTATAAAACCATGTATCATGCGTCGAACCCAATTCACCATGGTAGGTGAACTTGCTGGCGGAACTTCTGCCGCACCCACAGTACTCTTCAAGAAGAGACCGACGCCGTTAAGTGCTACAGGTGAAACTACCGTTAGCACATTAACTATTCCGGATGCTACGGGAGTCGGTGCGACTATCTTTGAAGAAGTTAATACGGCTTTTGCTGTAGGGGATTCTGTAGAGATTTCCCACACAGTGGGTACGGGAACTCCTACGGGGAAGGGATTTCCCTCTGCACTATGCACGGAAAATCCGGAAGTTGCCTCAAATAATACTGAACTAACCGTAACTGCCTAGGGGGTAAATGATGGCTGATATAGCAGCTACGGACGTAGTGGTCGCAACATTAGACCTAAGACGTTCTGGCGATAGTCGAAGAAAAAACAGAGTACGCCTCACCTTCGGGGATGGTGTGCTTACCTACCCTGCTGGGGGAGTTCCTATAACAAAGGGTAAACTAGGATGTCCTAGTATCATCGAAAGTTTAACTATTGTTGATAAGGGAACTTCCGGTTTTGAGTTCATGTATGACCAGAGTGCAGAGAAGATAGTAATGTTTCAAGCTCCTGCGCAAACTCACGCACATGATTTCCTTGTTAAAGGGGGTACCGCGGCTGCGGGTACGGACGCACTTAATATCAAAACTGTAATCATAGGTAAGGAAGCCGCAACGGATGCAACTAGTGTAGCTGCGGACACGGCGACTAAAGGTGGAGTAATATCTGAGACTTTAGCCGCTGCCGCAGGGACTGAACCGAGCACAGTAACAATTGCAGAGCAGATTATTGAATGCGAAGTAATTGGCTGGTAATTAACCTAAAAAAGAGAGTACCCTCTGCTCAGTCGGGTAGGGGGAAATAACTAACCGGAGATTTTATGGCAACCGCACCATTTGATTTAAGAACTAAGATCATTGACAATAAAACTAAGAGGATAATCAAGTATCAGCCTTATCGCCTTTTTGTTAAGGGAGGGACGCAGAAGTTTGAGCGACCCGTAGGTTCCGGGAACCTTTGGTATTCAAACGGAGAGCCTGCAAACGAGCACAAACCTTACACTCCTCCATTGACAAGTGATCAGAAACTTCGTGCAACCTTAACCGGTCAGGATAGTAAGATCCGCAGATTAGAAGAGCAGATTGCTATTATGGAGAAAGAGAGTAAGCAGATTAAAGGTCAAGGTAAGACCGTGGCGGAGATGATGCCTAAGCCTAAGACCGAACAGTCACTTAGAGCTAAGACTGCCGAAGGTAAGGGTCAGATAGCTATGAGTGCGGAAAGGAAATAACGATGAGCAAGAGGGCAGGAACATTACTTCAAACGATAAGAAATGACTACACCGGCACTAATGTTCTCACTTCTGCCTTCGTGCAATTGGATGCCATCCTTGACGGCCATGTGAGCGAGATCGAGATATTCGACTCTTCCGGGCAAACCTTACAGTTAGCCTACGGTGCCGCTTCAAGTGAGGTGCTATGGATGTTTATCTTTCCGGGCGGAAATGACCGAGGATTAGCCCTACTTCCGAAAGGGGTGCGCTTAAGCATTAAGGCAATCTCGGGGAACGCGACTACCGGAGAACTAGTAATTAACCTATGGGGCTGATAATTCCTCATAAGTAAGGAGGAGCATTTTGGCCCAATTTCGAAATACCGCAGACATAATGGACTTAGTCCTTCGTAATGCCGGAGAGCTCACGGATGGAACCTCCTCTTACGAGGCTCAAACCCTAGATGCCCTTAACCAAGTCCATCAGACAATAATCAATGGTGGGAATGAATTCGACACAGACATAGATGAGGTATGGAATTGGGCTAAAGCTCGACACCCCATCATCCTAGAACTATTACCGGCCCTTGAAACAGGGACAGTTTCTTTAACTCAGGGATCGGAGTTAGGGACCTTTTCTTCCGCACCTACGGATTCGCAGGCCGGACATTTTCTTAAGATCACTAACCGAGCGACATATTACCGGATAGCCTCGCATGTGGCAGGAGCTACAGCCTTTGACCTCGATGCCACTTATGCCGATGATACTGGCGCAACCCTCTCCTTCCAGAGCATTAAGCTAGATTATGACCTAGTCGCTCCTTATATAATCATAGACGATGAGAATGATAAGATTGATTTTGAGGAGACGGTGGCGACGGAACTCACCGCAACACTCACTAAGGGAAGTTATCTTCCTGCAGATCTTGCGACGGAAGTTGATACTCAGCTTACGGCTGCTGGAGCTAGTGCTTTCACAGTTACCTTTTCTGCTGATACTCGGAAATTCACACTGACTTCAGATTTAGCGGGAGGCGGAAGCACTTTTAAGCTCCTCGGAGCGACGGGAACTAATGCCGGACGTTCGGCCCTAATCCCCTTAGGCTATGATCATGAGGATCGGGCAACTGCCGCAACTCACGTCAGTGTCTATGTCCTCTCCTCCATAGTCCGCTTTATTGAACCCCTGACAGTCTTTCGGGCGAACACCTCAACAAGGACTCAGCTCGGCGGTTCCGGAGACCTGGGTGGAAATATATTCTCAGTAGACGAAATAACATTTCAGAAAGATTACCCCCTAGTCTCCTTAGTTGAAGGAGTGCCCTTACGGTTTACTATAGTTAGAGAGAAGCCAGACGGAACTATTACGATAAGGTTCTCCTCTTATCCTAGGGAGAAGACGAGAGTAGAGGTTCCGCACATCGAGGTGCCACGGGACCTTAAGGATAACGTAGCATCGGTGCCGCTCATTCCCAGAAAGTTCGTCCAGATCCTAGAGTACGGAGCGACCTTTTATATCCTCCTTCAGAAGAATGATACTAAGGCACAGAGTTATGCGTCACTGGCTAAGGAGAAACTTGCGGCTATGATGAAACAAAACCAAAAGGAGCTTATGCGTTCCGGAAAGAACTTCGGCACTGTTATTCCGCGAAGGGATAATGTCTTCCGTGTTCGGGGACGACTAATATTCGGAGTACCTGACTGATGCCATACGCGGGAGAAACTGTAACTATACCACTGGGAGAATTGGGGCTGCTGACAGACTTAGCACCCGGGACTATTCCGCCAAGCGCACTCATTAATGCCAAGAACATAACCTTTAATTTGGGGAGTATTGAGAAAGCTCCGGGTTCCCGCAAATACAACGCTGTGGCACTGAGCGCGGGGATAGTAGCCCTCATGGACTGGCACCCCAGTAATATAGCACAACGCCTGATAGCGGCCACAAGTGACGGGAAGATCTTCCGTGACATCGGTGATCAGTTTTTCTCTGGCGGGACGGCAATAAAGACGGGACTTACGGGCCTCAGTACTCGTGACCGTTTCGTTGAGGGTGGGAAGGAAACCGCAAGTGCAAAGAAGAAACTCTTCCTCTTCTCTGAGAATAATCAAGTTCAAGTCCTTGAGGGGGATGCTGCAACTTTCAGTGAGATTGATTCTCCGGCGGCTGACTGGACGACACCTAACTTTCCGACGACGGCAGTAGTACACCGGAACAGGCTGTGGGCATTTCTCGAGCAGCGGGCTTACGCCTCTGATACTGCTAATCACGAGAACTTTCTCACTAATATCCTCACTAATAATATTGGTCCGGGAGAGGGCGGAAACATAATTGCCGCTCATGTTTATAAGGGGAGACTCTTTGTGGCGAAGGAAGGGAACTTTATTTACTTCCTCGACGATACCTCAACTAACTCCGATGATTGGGTCTTCCGCAAGCTAGATGATGGCATAGGTATGGCTTCCTCGCACTCATTCCTCCAGGTACTTAATGATCTTACGGGAGCGAACACTACGGGAAGTATAACCTCGCTTAGGGCGACTCAAGCATTCGGTGATATTGAGTCCGGAGACATCTTAGGCTTGGCGAAGATCGAAGGACACATACGAGATAACTCTTCCCTTTCAGGATTACCCTTCGTACACACCTTATATTATGAGGTGAAGAAGAGAGCATA